AGTAAATTAATATCGTGATAGTTTTTTATTCTAAAAACCCTTGTAGAAAGACTATTAACAGAAGGTAGGTCTAAAACATTGCTTAGTTCACGAACAACATTGTGCATATAGTCTGTCTTTAGAGGTGCGGGGCCTCCGAAAACACTTCTTGCTAAAGAACCCCCAATTGATATAACACTTCCATTTACTGTTAGGAATGATTCAGCAGTTAATGTTCCATCTCCATCGGAAGTTAAAACTCTATTAGCAGCATCACTGGCAATAATTTCTTCTATATCTAATGTAAGAGTAGTAGCATCAGTAATAGTCAAACCATCACTTACGGTAATACCATCCGTTAAATCTAAATTTACGGTGGCATCTCCACTTGTAGCCCCGCCACTTAATCCAGTTCCTGCAACTACTGATGTAATATCTCCAACATTAGTTGTATAACCAAAACTTTCAATTCTATCATTAATTGCAGCAGAAGACATTAAATGATTATCTGAATCTACAAACTCGGTTGCCATGTCTATATCATCAACCGCATGTCCACCAAGAGTTATTGAACCCACAGTAGTAAATCCACCCGCAGTTATTGTTCCAGTTGTAGTATCATCTCCACTATTAATTAAAAACGCGTCATCAACATTTAAAGTAACCGTTCCACTTGAGCCTCCGCCGGATAAATTTGTTCCAGCAGTTACTCCTGTTATACCGGTGGATGGTGCGGCTAAAGCCGCCTTTCCAGTAGATGAACTGTAAGTTAAAACATGGCCGTCTGTTAATGTTTGGTCGCCTTTGACTTTTAATGTTCCTAAATAAACATCGGTGTTTAAATTTAATGTGTATAATTGTATATTATAATCTATCTTATTGGGGTCTGTTCCTGCTGTAACTTCAATTAAAGCAATAGGAATATTACCTGTGGGTAGGTCGGGAACTAAACCGTTAACACCATTCAAGGTTCCTAATGTAATTACCAAAGCAGGAACATCAGCGTTGGTCATAGAAATTAAATCATAGCGAGTATAATCAGGGTGTTGTGTTTGACTCGCAGTTGGTTTTGCTGTCGTTGTAGTAGTATCATAGGTTACAGAAATATCAGTCTCATATAGTTTAAATTGTCCTTGCGTTCTAAACTTAATTGGTTGAAGTAAATTATATTGAGTGTAAGTCCCTACACCTGTAATAGTAAATCCAGCGTGTTCAATACACATGTCTTCCCTGCTATACGCTTCTAACGCTTTTAAAATTCCTGTGTGCATTTTATCCGTTTGGTCTACTAACCCAGTAGTTCCACCCATCGTTGTTATTTTTCCTTCATTTGCTACCATTAATCTACCTCCACCGTAATTATAAATTCAATTTCTTGAGTTGAAGTTAGCGGTCCTATTCCATCGTAATTTACTCTTATCAACATAGTACCCCCTGAAGAAGCAGAAAATATTCCGACTTCTTTAATCGTTTGGCCGGGAAATGCGGAACCCTGTAAAGTAAATGTAAAATCAATTGAAGTATCACCAGCAGAAATATTAGTCACAGACCCTCTTGAACCCAATGGTGAATCTAAAGCACTCGCATTAGGGTTTGTTGAATCTCCACCTGTACCTACTTCAAAGTATTCAAATGTGTCTATAATATGTTGCTTGAGTAACTCTCTTCCATCTTTTGTTATCATAACCCTGTCACCGCCCCAAATCCTATTGTGTTTGTAAATCCTAATGTTGAAGTTAATACCGAGTCACTACTATTAATTGTTGCCTTAACAAATTTAACTCGCACAGCCTGTATATCAATATTAGGAGAGGTCACACTCTTATAGACCTTTTGCTGTGACCTACCTTGTAAATTTCTAGTTTCAGATAGCAACATTGCGAATGTGTCTGCTAAATCTCTATTATATTCTCCTAATAAAATAGTAGTCGGCGTACCTGTTTCTTTCTTAATCTCCACTACCATATACTCAGACCTGTAAATATTTTCACTTGGGTAATACACTGAAATAATTTGCCCCGGTTCAAGATAAGGAATCTTATCTCCGACTTCAATCATAATTGCTTTGTTCAAAGATGAATAAACCTTCAACAGGTTTTTAGATTTTTCATCAACCTGCTGTTGAGAAATAAGAGAGAAATCATAAATCTCTTTAACCCTTTCTTTATTCTTTTTAATATCTCTTCTATTTTTAGCAACACCCTTTACATTATCACCATAGACCACGACAGAATTAAACTTGTCATATAAAGATTTATCCTTCTTAATTTTAACTATCTTGTAGGTATTTTCATCCTCATTAAATTCTATCGACCTGTAATCCTTAGCGTCTTGATTACTAACAATTTTTATCTCGCCACCATTAATTTTTAACTTTTGGTTCTTAAAAGACAAAGCATTATTTATTGCGGCAAAGGCATTTTCCCCTGTATAATTTAACCCAAGATAATACTGTGCTGTTTCTGTTCCTTCAGTATATTCAGCGTCGGCTTCATCCATTATATCCTTTACAATATCATCAATCTCAGGTAGTATGGAAAAGGCACTTACAATTTTAACCGACTCAATATTATCTTTCACATCACCTAAAACTGATATTGTAAATGTTTCTCCAAGAGAAACACAACCCCTCATAGATTCCATTTTATCAAAATGTAATGAATACTCTTTTGTTGTGTGACTATATGTATCATATTTTACTAACATATTAGTATCTAAACTTTTATTACCATCCGTAATATACATCGAATAACTTGATTCGGGATAAAATTTATTTCCTGTATCTGCATGGAAGATTGGTGAATCCTGTCTGTGTATTAAATATTCCGAACCGTGTCCATCGAGTTCCGCTACAACATACATGGCTTGAACTGCATGGTCCCCCTTAGTCCATGTATAACCTTCCTTAGTACAATCGGTTACGGTAAAGTCGGTTTTAGTTTTTTCACTGGTAAAGAACTTCCCTGTATGTGGGTTAATAACATTTGTTCCAGACATTCTATTTAAGACATAATCTTTCTTATCAGGCCCAAATGTATCATTTGCGATTGTTAATACTGAAAAAATATCAGAAGCACCTACACTACCATGAGTATAATTATCAATGTGAAGGTAGTGAATAAAGGCTTCTGTTGTATCTAATTTGGAAATACTGTGATTTAAAATCTTATGTAAGGTCTTGTCATTTTCATTATACAAAAACTTACCTGTCAAGTCCCCAACATAATGAACCCAATAAGAAAAACTTTCTATTGTATCGTGATTGGTTGTTTCAATGTCGTACTGAACCTGTATTGCTATGTAACCTTCATCATCATAGTCAATTCCCGTTGTAGCACCTTCTATATTTGTAACTCCGTTAGCGGCCATGTCAATCTTAGGAATATACAAAACCTCGGCAACTGCCTTGTGCATAGTCAAATCTCTTACATTGCTATCATTAGGTACATATTCGTTAGTTCCAATATCAGAAGTTGCTCTAAAGTTATCTAATAAGTAAGGTATTTCGAACCCTAAGAAATCGTAACCACCTAAATCCTTTATCCATGCTGAATCAATAGTAGTGCCAATATTACACGCATCTCTTAAATACAAATCTCTTTCAAGGTTATATTGATTTCCTGCTTGACTACCAAAATGGGAATCTTGGCTAAATCCTACCACAACCAAACCCATGTCATTATAAGTTGATATATCTGACCTATTTACAGTGCTATCAACAGTTGTAGGGGCATAATGATTTAAGAAGGCAGAATCATTAAGCATCCTATAAGGGTGTGCAATATTAGCCTCCTTTCTTTTCGGAGTAACAATTGTTACCTCTACGGCACTTGAATTATTAGCGACTGTCCCCGAAATATGAACATCAATGTATGTTGAAGAAACTGCATCTATTGTGTATGTTCCATTCAATGAGGCTGTGGTGTGACCAGAAAGAACAATATCATTTCCTACTATAAAGTGATTAGTTAGCACAGTATTACTGTCATTGGATTGCGTAGGGAAGTTAATTCTTATATTATTATCCCCACCTCCGGCATCCGTTCTATTTGAAAAGGTTACTGTGCCTTTGTATATCATTGGACACTGAACGGTGTTATTAGTAGCCATTCTTTTTAACGATTGAAGATTTAACATAGTAGTGCTGTTATGTTCATTTAGTAAAAGTACATTATGATTATGTCCAACTGGATTAACTTGGTCATCCCATTTAATACTATTACCATTTTTTAATACAGTGCTGGCATTTCCATTAATACCCCAAATACCATCTGCTGTAAATATTTCACCGGAATATCCTACAACTTCACAATTTGCAGTTAATGTAATAAATGGACTTGCCGAACCTAAAGAACCGGTTGAAGTCGAACTAACTGTTCCTAAAAATCTACTCAGACCTGTTGAATCCTGCGACGGATTAGTAAATAATGCTATATTAACATTAGAAGAAGCACTGGCCCCATATGTAGACAAATCAACAGTTAAATCTAACCCAGCAATGTTATCAACAAAAATCGTAGAAGAACCAGTAGTGGGACTATAAGTATTACATTTATACACAGTATAACCAACTTCAGGAAGAGATTTAGGGTAGTAAGACATATCCGTTAAAAGTCCCCCTCCGCCCGTCGAAGATGGTAAATTACTTTCAGCACTTCTAAGTTTATATGTTTCAAAATTAACCTCATTCATATAAGCATCAACAGTCATATGTCTTAGTTTCAACACACTGAATCGCTTTGGTGTGAATGTCAAATTATTTTCTATTGGATAATACTCAAAAGAATCATCTGATACTTTTTCTATTTTAGATTTTCCTATATAGTTTGAATGTGAAATAGTCGTATTGCTTTTTGGGTTCTTATATTTAACCATCAAATAATAATCACTCATGTTTCTATTTAAATTTGTATTAAAAAAATTATCATAACGCTTTTGACTTTCTACTAACATATCTCCGGGGGCCATTAAAAAGGCATTAAAAATAGAAGGGTCATCCATTTCGTATTCTAATTTAGGTCTTGTAAATCCAGCAAGTGAAGTATTGTGAAGCCATGTGGAAGATTGCACACTTGTTTTAGATAAATTGTAAATAGAGGTTTCAAACACATCGGGATAATTTGTAATATCTTGTGTGGTACTACCCACTGCGGGTAAATACCCACGAGAAGATATAGGCATCTCTTTTTTGTTTTCTGAGGCAGTTGTAGTAAAATCAGTATTAAGATTTCTTTCTATAACTTTATTAGCCATAATTCTAAAGGCCGATGCACTGCCCTTTATAGATATATCATTATTTATGTAATAGGTATTAATGTCGGGCTTTAGAGCCTTACTTATCATATGAATTTTATTTCTATAATATTTTAGAGTACCCTTACTTAAATTATTATATCTAAATATAGGAGTCCCAAATCTAAATGAGTAATTATTATAAATATCCGAGGAAGAAAAACTTCTATCATCAGATATAATTCTCCTAAATGTCGTTGGTGCATACCCATAAACCGAACCACTACTACTATTGCGATTATCCAAAAGATGTAAGAAACCCCCACCATCTAACCCTTGAGTGTTAATAAGCCCTAAATCTGAAAGATTGTTATAATATGTGTCTAATGTATTTTCATCCAATCTACCTAAAACAATAGGAGAAATATATCCTACCTCAATATCTGTAATACCGTCATTCGAATTTTTTTCTATAACATCTAAATTGCACAAACTCCCCATCATGTCTACATCAATATCAAAGCCTAATGGAGTGTCCGTAGGCTGTGCCGAAGTTCCCTGCGTAGCAATTATATTATCTACATTATTACCTGTAAGAATAGTAGGTGAATTTTTTGTATTATAGTTGGGGAAGGAAGTAGATTCTGTGATAAGATTAAAAGTCTTTCCAGTTCCCTTCATAACATATGCCTTATCAGCACTACCATATAGAGTAGTAACAGACGAATCACGGGTATGCGTTGTAAGAGATTTACCCGCAAGTAATTTTTTATTACCAACATAAATAGGTTCAATCATGCTTCCATTACCATCATACAACCCATCTAAATCCAATAGACTATCAGTAAGTAAAGTAATACTTCCACTTACACCTTTGGCTTTATCTGCACCTACAACTCCTAAAGGTACATAATTTGTATTAGAGTCATAACCATATTTAATATACAGAACATCTCCATATGTCAATGCTACCAAAGAGGTTCCTGTTGTCGTTACAAGATTACCCCTCAAACTTGTAGCAGAAGTAGCGGTTAACCCCGTTGATGTAAATGTATCTGTAAATGGGGTAATAGTAGAATAAACATATTCTTCGGAATATATGTAATTCTTATTTAAAGGGGTACTTAAAAGTTTTGAAATATCATCTCTCCCACTAATAGTTAATTTAAATGCCCCTTGTTCTATGTCGGTTTCTACGGATTCAATATTACCTTCAAACACTACTTTATTCGTAATTAAATTACCTTTCAAGGAACTCATAATATTTCCTGTTGAATAATATGAAGAGGGTGGGTTAGAAATTAATTCAGTATAACCATCGTTTTTATCTCCCCTTTTAACCTTTAGGTCAAACCCTGCGTAGTCACCGTCTATCCTATATTCCAAGTTATAAATATCCGCTTCAATCTCATCCAATTGCACATTATTTCTGTATATATTGGTATCAATATTGGTATCAATATCATGTCCGACAATCATATTTTCTACAACCGCAGACCAAATATGCCTTAATGCTCGTACATTGGTATGATTATGAACACCGTTCACCGATATATTTTCATAGGCCGCATCGGTATAGTGTCTTCTAAAGGTAACAGTTATTTCCTGTACCCCATCAACGGGTGCTGTTATACCACTAATAGTGTAATAGTAATCTCCCACAAGTATAGGTTCGTATGATGATGAGCCATCATATAATAAATTTCTAAGGTCTTGATTTATTAATCCAGAAACAGAAATAGTAGTAGCAGATTCCTTAGAAAAAAGCCCCGGAAGAGATGAAGACGGTTTATCACTAATTAAAGTTTGATGAATCATTTCCTTTATCTTAACACCTTCGTTATCATTTATTTTATGTTCAAGCATTCTTTCGTTATCATAGTAACTTGCTTTAAACATATTACCCTTGTTGGTAACAGTTTTGCTTGTTTCAACTCTAAAGGGAACTGAAATGATTTGACTTCTTGAAGGGCTATCTACAAATTTAATATAACTAGATAAGGAGCCATCTGTATCATCATAGTTCCTTGAAGAGCCGGTCCAAGAAGTATAATCAAATGTATAGGTTGCCCCTTGAGCAGTAGCAGTATTTATACCTCTTGGTGAAACTCCGTTTGCAGAACCAGTTGTAAAGTGTAAAGTATCATTCAATTGATTATTGTCTATAACTTCCCCATTGTGAGTAAAAAATCCTTTATCAACAATAAAACCAGAAGTTACAGGTGCAGTAACGAAAACAGATTTAGCCGTTTTTAATGCAACAACCCCCTCACTTTTACTTGTTTTTAAAACTGTATATTTTCTTGATGGGTCTAAAGACGAGCCTTCGTAAAAATAAAATGTAGGCCTACTTAATTCTACATACTTATCATGTCGTTCTTCACTGGTATTAACATCGTTATGAAGCCCATAAGCGACAGCCACTACATTTGAAGAAGACTTAAGCGGTCCTTGATATATTGCTATCTTTGTATTTGCGGGGATATTTTCTTTTAGTGTTGGGGTGAATGTAAAGTTGTATAATGTTCCTTCGTGGAGTTCCCTATTTGTAATCTTAGCAATTTGATGCTTTCTTGGGTCGTCTGCATATATAATAATAAACTCATCCCTTGTAGTGCTTGTACCCGCAGAACTTACAGTATTCGACGAAGTTGTTATTAACATATCCAGTACGACTAAATTACCCGCAGTTTCACTTTGATTAGACGCATAAGTATTGATAGCGGTTGAATCATAAACATCTGTTCCTGCTGGAAAACTTCTATTCAAAACATTAGAATCTTGATTTCCACAAGCATTAACATTTGTAAATGTTAGTGTTTGTATAGAACCACCATCACCCGTTGTCGCAACAGATAATTCAAATGTGTTACTATTAGTAATGCTTTCTACATAAGCACCGGAAGGAATACCTGTACCCGAAACAGAAGCACCTACTGTAATACTTGGAGCAGTACCAAGCATGTCAATTGTTGTACCGGCGTTATAAGTACAGGTTGCTGTTAATGTTTGAGAATCTTCTGTTAAAATTTCATAACAATGTATTCCTAACACGGTAGAATTGCTCGCACCTTGAGTAACTATTCTTGGATTAACTGGAACCTTAAGGTTATATGTACCAACAGCAGGGGCTACGGTAAAGTCAGTAGGAAAGGTAGTTCCCTCATTCAAAACAAAT